AAAGGTCATTATACTTATCCTATGGTGGCGCAATTTTCAACTGGAATATTGGCGCAATTTTCAATTAGTATCTACAACAGATAATTTTAATTGTAGGAGGTTTAATGGTATAAACCATCCCTCCTATCTCCACATTCATGAAATCCAGCCCTAACAAAGCATCAGAAACCGTTTTTGCTGCTTGATTCATATTCTTAAACTAAAAGGGGGAATGGTATATATCCATCCCCCGGTTATCACTCTTGTGCTTTTACCAATGTTATCTCTTTTTTAAGAGTGGTATCAACTTCAGAAGGAGTGGTTTTAATATCTCCTGACTGAGTGACGTACCCCACTTTCGACACTTCATAGTGAACGGTAGCCCCAGCATTCACCTGCTTTGACTTGACCGTTGCACCGTCCAGCTTTACGGTCGCATCGGAAGGAGTAGGTACAATGGTTACTGTAGTTCATGCCTGCAAAGCTTTAATCTGCCCTTCTTCATAGTTATACTCAGAAGAAACACCTTCGATTCCCGGTTCCTGCACCAAGCCTTTTACAGCGATTGCAATTGCCTTATCCGTATTGGCTTCACGGGAAACAATACGGCATTTTGGGAAGATGAACCAGACATCATCATCGGTCAGACAGAACAATGCTTTGTTGATAATAACTTTATCCAAAGCACGCTTCCAACCTACATCTTTAGATGTTGCCTGAATAACATCGCCACCCATGAACGCTTTCTTGGTCTTCCAGTCATATTGTCCGATAGAGAAAGCGGGCGATACTTCTCCCGGCACATCATCGTAACGGTAATTCTTTCCCGTTAATTGGTTCTTGTACCCAGTGACGGAGGCTTCCGTTTCCTCAATCTGCCACGTTTCCCCGTGTACATTCAAAACCTCATCTTTCGCTTTGATAGCGGCTTGAATCAAAGTCTTTGCGATTTCGGGGGTAATGTCTGCCGTTACCTTATCAATATCGGCAAACAAGATTCTTTTTATTCCTACTGCTGAAATCATAATCTTATAGTTTTACATTTATTACTTCAAATAAAATTCTCACATTCACGTAATGGCATTTCAAAGCTGCATCCGCTTCCGCGCCAATTGATTCGATAGAGTAACGATAGGTTGTACCGTCATAGGTGCTTACTACATCATCAAGCAGCTTGTCAGCCTTTCTTTCAAGTTCGTTAAGCCGGATTGTGTTCGCTTCATTCTCGCTTAAATTGGGTACACATAGATTCACTTCTGCAAAAGATTTCTTCCAATACTTTCCCGGCTGTTGTTTCTTCGTATGGATAACGATTCTTTCAGAGGTCAATTCACCCGTCAGCGTTTCCCCGTCCGGCACTATGGCTATTCCGAAAGCCTTGCAATCCCGGTAGAGAATGTTTCCTATGTCGGTAGTTACAATCATTCCACAATCTCCCAATCTTCGGCAAATACATCACTGATAGACGGAACCCATGAATCAGCACGTCCGTTATTCTCATTGTAGATAAGGCACTGGCTTGTATAGTCAATGAATCCTTTACTTCTCAGAATAAGGTCTTTTGCTGATTGGGAAAGAGATTGCATCTTAGGGATGATGTCGCTTTCGATATGAGCTGGCACTTGTTTGAATACCATCAAACCTTTACCGTTCCAACCACTTCTACGAACAGTCCCACCTTGTTTTAACACTTCGATTGCATCACCGAAGCCCATTACGGATGAATCATCGGCTTTATCGTATGTTTTCTCAAAAATGTCCGGCTTGCAAGGATAAAACTCCCCGTTTACTCCTTTGATGATATAATCTCCATAGTTTGCAAGCATTTTGCCTTCAAGCGTTTCGATGTACACACCAAGATAAGGCTCATTGGTGTTGCCATTCTCGTCTATACCGAAATCGGGATTGTGTTTCGGTACGGGAGTTCCGCCCATAAAATCACATACAACATCGAAGTTGTCTGTTGTCAACCGAATGGCTTCAATTACTACTGGTTTCTTTCTGTATTTCATTTTTCAAATTCTTCTTTTAATCGTTTCTCCGCATATAAAGCGGCACTACTTAAAACATCAAATCCCTTAGATTCTACGAATGATGCGTATTCCGCTTCGTTTTTCAGTGTCAAACCATCTTTATCGACATCGTAATCATTGGACGTTCTCAAAGTGAGTGTGTGGTCTTGATAATCGCCATGTTCCTCCGCGTACTTCACGGCTTCATCGCCTACATCAATCATCTTCTTTTCGACCTCCCATTCTCCTTCATCGAAAAAGGAGTCGACATCTGAGAAATCGAAATCTACATCCATAATTCCGAGTAGTTAAAGTAGTTTGTACTCTTTACCGTGTAGACTTCGCCTTGACCTCTTACGCCATCACCATCCATGCAACGTACTTCATCACCAGCCTTGACAGTAATTCTTTTCTCACATACTACATGATAATTCGGACGATACACAGAGCCGTTATCAGATGAAAACTCTTTGGTAGTGTTATCATCACAACGGCACTTGCATACCTTCTGCCAGTATTCACCACCTGTTCCGGGAATAGGTCTGCCAAACTCATCCTTGTCCATCGGGGTGATAACTTTTACCTGCAATATGTGTGGGGCAAATATCATAAGAAAGTCACTTTAGGTTTGTTACCCAGTTCGTCTTTCAAACCGTACTGTTTACACAGAAATGAATAGTAATCCTTAATGCCTTGAATGTTCCAAGACATAGAAAAACCGCTTTCGCTGATGGAAGTGGCACGAAGCAATAGAGAGGGGATGAACTTCGCAATTGCCACCGACACCCGTGTTTGGCAATCCTCGTTCATCTCACCCCCTCCGCTTATCTTTGCGTTCAGACATATATCGAAAAGGTCAGCCTCCGACAAGTTAACGCCGAAGGTCTGAAACTTCTGTAATATATAATCGTTTACTGTCATGCGTTCATCTCACTCAAATCGAAGTTCACAATCAGGTTCGGGTTCGCAATCTGCGGAATCCATTCGGCTGTGTATTCCAGATAGCGACCATTGCCGTCCTTGTAACCTGAAATCAGCATATCGCCATCTGCCTGAGTGTAATTACGTCCCGGTACACCATCCACAGCTTCATAAGGAGTGTGGAAGCGCATATAACCGATTTTATCCTGCGGAAGCAGGGAAATACGACCATCTGCATAAATGGGGATATTCTTACCTGTTTGGTCTACCACATAATCTTCCTTGATTTCAATAGCCGGAAGTCCGATACCCGTAAAAATAGCAGAAGCCAGTTGCGAAGTGATAATCCCGGTGGACATATACATCTCGTTGCCTGTAAGCTGCATCTTGAACTTATCACCGAACTCGCTTGAACCGATGATGTTCTTGACGAATGTGCCACGGCTCATAATCATCTTGGGGAATGTGCCGTAAATAGATTTCAGCTCATTCAGTTTCTGCTGCAAGTAAGTGACGAAATAGTCTTTATCCTCTGTGTCCGGCTTGATAAACTTGAACGGCAAGTCGATGTTCAATAAGTCAATTCCTCCGGCATTGTCGTCCTTGTTCTTCACGCTTGCTGCTCCAGTCATCAACAGAGAGCCTACGATAATGTCCATACGCTTGTGCGGTGCCAGCAATACCTGACGGTAATCGTCATAGATGAAGTCCACGATGTCACGCATGGCTGCTTTCTGGTCTTCCGGTTTGGCGGCATTATACTTATCTATCAAGTCCTGCAAGTCAGACAAACGGTCGATTGAGATTTGATAGCGGTCACCCAAATAGGCAATCTCACCATATCCGGAACCGATATTCCTGCGTTCACGGATAGGCTTTTCGCCATAACGGGAGTTGATGGAACCAGCCATCACGCCAGTAACCTGACCGATGTAGTCTTTAAATACACGAGTAGTAGTCCTACGGAAGCCCAAATACTGCTGCCAATAAATTGTGTCCTTTCTTGTCTTGAGGACACGCTGAATCACTGCATTTACAATGTTCGGGTCATTAAACAATGTATGAATAGTTAGCATCATATATTAGTCCTCCTTTCTTTATTTTGCCATTATACCTGCGTTTTTCAACGCTGTCAATAATCCGTTAAAGTTTTCTACCGACACCGTACCAGATGCATCATTCACTTTGGCTGCCTGCTTTACACCTCCAAGAGCAGAAGTCGTAGCTGCTGTTAAAGTATACTTGTTAACTTGTGCTGCAACCCCATCCAATTTGGCTTTATCTTCCTTGCTCATCAATCCGTCCCGACTGGAAGAAGCCTTAGGAATTGATACAGTGTCTTTTTCTTGTTTGACATCCTGAGCATTAAACTGGAAGTGCGGCATATTCGCCTTGTCAATATCTGCGAAAGGCATTACCAGCTTGGTCGGTTCGATTTCAAACGCACGCATCAAAAGGGAAACCAATACTATGCCATCCTCTACCTGCTTCCTTTCATACAGAGCTGAATTTGCGATAACTTTGGGCGTTGTACCATCTGCGGCTGTCGCTTCGTAAAGAACTGTTCCAGCTTCTAGATTTTCTCCAAAGTCTGCCGCTAACGTCAGCTTATCAAAAGCTTTGTCAGCCTTGTCAATAGCGTTGATTGTCGCTCCATGCGCACCGTTACCCAAGTGCATACCTTTGTAAGCCAAAGAACGTTTCTTGATTTTCAATGTGGTATTGGAGCCTGTCGTAAACTTCTCATATACTTCCACACGGATAGCCACTTGGGATGTTTTCTTCACCAAGTCAGCTGCAATCGGTGTGAATGAGGGCAAGTACGAGCCGACAACGAGGTTGGTTGTGTCCAACTTATACGGACCTCTGCGTCTGCGTCCGGTTTCTACGTCGTAGCGTTCTTCCTGCTCAACTTCCGGTTCAAGATTATACTTAAATCCTGCTGCCATAAAATCACTGTTTTTGTTGTTCTACAATTTCTTTAGTGTCGTCTGCAATCATTTTCGCAAACGCCTGAGTCTCATTCTCCAGTTCTTTTTTTGCTGTATCTGGAGGAACTACACCCTTAAAGCCGTCATTCGCAAACTCCTGCTTCAAGTCCTTGAAGTATGCGTCCAAGTCCTCATCGTCCTTAATGGCGCATCGTTTGGCGTAGTTTTCGGGAATACCATACTCCTTTGCCTTTGCCAAAATCTGCTGGCTACGTGTTGCTTGAGCCTTTTCTGCTTCAAACTGCGTTAGCTTATCAGAAAGGTTCTTGTTGGAGTCAATTAAAGCTTGCGCCCATGCAGGCACATCGTCTTTATTCTCTTCCGTTTTGGTGGTTGTGGTAGTCTCGATTGGCTTACCGTCTTTAAGGTTATGCCTCTTCTCGTAGTTAGTCACTGCCGTTTTTGAAGCATCCCCGGCACGGAAATCACCATAGGAATTAAGCACGTCCGAAAAGCTGATACCCTCAATAATAGAGTTTACCTTTGTCTCGTCCGTTACACCCTCTGCCTTTTTAGTAGCGATTCGGGTTAAGATAGCAGTGTCCACCCCAGCGAATTTCTGTTGTAGCCCTGCTAAGATTTGTTCTAAGATTGTCATACCGTATGAATTTGATTTATAAATTTCTACGGTAAATTTCGCTATTTATAAAGAGGGTGAGAAATAATCAGATAGGTGATACACGACAATAAAACGATTGTCGTAAAATGGTATAAAAAAAGGCGTGAAACCGAATGAATCACGCCTAAAATATATCACGACAAAAACTTATACTTATACTCCCAACACTATATTTGCATCAATATTTAGCTTCCGGCTTATCTCACGAGCAACTTTCAAGGTTGGTTCACATTTACCAGATATATAATCACTTAATCGTGATGGGCTGACACCAACCAACTTTGCAAGTGATTTTTGATTAAGCCCCATTTCGTACATACGAAGTTTAAGAACATCCACAAGTGTTGGTTCTCCCAATGCAAAATGTTCTTCGGAATAATCAGCAACCAAATTAGAAAGAAGCTCCAATTCTATGCTATTTGGGTCATTCAAAGGAGTATCATCTTTCACTAATGGAAGAAGTTCCTCTACTCTTTTCACCGCCCATTCATATTGGGCTTGATTTTCTATCTTTGTCATAATCCTAAATATTAGCGCAATCTATTTTATCATATTCTTTATGAGTACCAATAAAGCGAATATACACAAACTGAATAGTGAATTTAATCACTACTACCAAACGATAGTTATTGCCTTTGATATTGAAAACATAGTGTTGATTACCTACACTATCAACGCTATTAAACGTTTTCTTAATATCGGCAAAACAGGTCCACTTGCTTCTTTTCACAATGGTAGTCCATTCTTGCAAAGCGACCTTTGAATCGGGATGGTTCTCTGCATATTCTTTTAATGCTTGTTCGGTAAATATTCTCATTGGTTACTCAATTATCGTGTGACAAAAATACATATATAATTCTATAATTCAAAATTATATTCTAATATTTATAATTTAAAAGAGCAAAAAAAATAGCGGCAACTCTTTGAAGCCACCGCTAACTATTTTTCTTATACTAAAACTATAAGTCCCGTAATTTTTCTAACTAAGAGGCGTTTTTCTTTCCCTTATCTCCGATTTGCTCATTCTTTGCTGCTTGTTCCTCTTTGATTTCTGCAAGTTCCTCTTCTACCCTATCAGCATTTCCGGCAAACATGATTCCCTCACGCGTTGACCAGATGCCACCACTGACAGCGGAAACGGCAGTGGTCACCTTATCATTCAAATCATCAATCATATATGGAACCAGTTCTGTTTCTATGTCAATGGTCTGCGATGCCTTGCTAAACTCGGTTGGATTGATAGAGCCTAAAGCGGAAACAATGAAATTTACTCTCCGCTGCAAGAACTCACCGATAACCTCACCGTGATTTTCTACCGCCATATGTGCACCCATGAACATAAAGCGGAAAGCGGTTCCTGATGCTTTGCCTACCCCCTTCAACGTCTCAAAGGATATTCTTGGAGTGTTTGACATATCATAAGCCATATTAGTGAGTGTTTCTGCTTCAAAACGTACCGTATCCGGAACTTGGTTCCACGTCAGATACTGGGCATCCGCACCTTCACCTGTAAGTTTGACCATTCTATCCTTAACCTTACCCATGAAACCCTCTACATCACCAATTAGCTTCAATAGTGGGAAGAAATGGTAGTCTATACAATCAGCATAATTGGATAATAGTTTCTCCAACCGGACCCGAAAAGTCTTTATCTTCTTGCAATAAGGTTCAGGACGATAAGCATAGAGAACCGGTAGTTTTGGGAATCCATGAGTAAAAGGAGTTCTTTCTTCATACCCTTTAGACAAATCCCATTGATAAACCATTTTGTCCGTGATAGTCATAAAGCAGGTGACCTCCGAATCATCCATGAGCTTCTTTTTATACTCACGTGAGAAAGCAATCATTTTACCTTCGTCGTTAAAGAACGGGTATAGCTTATCACCTCTGAATGGAGACCATAACACGCTTTTCAGTTTCTTGGTGGGCTTGACCTTGCCACCGAACGTAGTCTTAACTTTCTTCCAAAACTTTGCCCAAAACGAATCATCATCGGTAACATACCAATATTCTGCCGCTTCTTGTTCGGAGAGCCAGGCACGGACAATCTTCTTGTTTTGGTATTTGATTTTGTTGGATTTAAATACAGCCTTTACCGCATCCAGCAGCTTCTTTTCATCATCATCAGTCGGAATGCAATCCATAGACGGTTCTGTGCCGACCGTGAAAGCAGTTTGGATGTTCACGATATCCTGTTCCAATGGAATGGAGATACGGTTCACCGGTTCAGTCTTATACTTTGCTTCGATTTCATAAGTCTTACCCGTTTTTTCATCGAAGTGCTTCTCTGCTTCTTTTTCAAGAACCTTTCTGTCCGGATATTTCTTTTTGTCAACCATGATTTCATGTCGTTCCGGATTCCAATCATCCCAAAGTTTGCAACGGTCGGGAAGTTCAGTCTTCCTACCTTTCTTCAGGTAGTTTATCTTCTGCCCGATGTCAGGCAATGCTAATATTTCTTCTAAATTCAATGGCATAGTTTATATTTTTAATGTGTGAATATTCCTGTTAAATCTTTCGGCTTCTGAATCTTACCAAGAAGCTCACCCAATACATAGTAACGTACAGCATCTATTCCGTGATTGTCATGGTCTTCCGGTTCGTTGATATAGTTCCCGTCCTTATCCTTTGCCCAAACATACTTTCTGAACTCGCTTTGCAAGTTGTACGAGCGTTTGGTTATATAAATCTCCATATCTTTCATTTTGTCAATTCCGGCATTGATAGAGCCTGCACCTTTCTCTACGGCATATATCTTGATTCCTCCGTTGTGTATCTCTTGAATCAAACGTGGGTCTGCGCTGTCAGCAATGACTTTCAATCCCCACGGGCGAAGAGTCTTGATGATGTCAGAAGAAAGCAATCCAGTACGGTAATCCACTTCATCCAAGTAAAGGGCGTTATCAACGATACCACAACGAATGGAAGCAGACGGGTCATGCGTATAACCGAAGTCTTGCCCGAAAGCAATTTTCTTTGCCCAAGCCGGGAACTCGTCAACAATTCCCCACTTCTTGAACACAGCACCTTCTGCAACGTCAGCCCACCGGCCGATAACCACATGAGCATACTTTTCAGGATTACTCACCTTCATATCTTCCACCTCTTTCAGGAACTCAGGAGAAAGGTTATCCAAGTTATCAAAATACGTAGTATGGATATGGAGCACATTCGGATGAGTGGAAATCTGAACCTGCACACCGTCAATCTCTACCAGCTTGTGAGTTTTCTCAATGTATTTCTTGTAGATGAAGTGATTGGAATCACATGGGTTCATTATAATGATAATCCGGTTCTGAATACCCTTCTTGCGAATGGAGAGCATTATCTTGTCGAACTCATCTTCGCTTGTCCACTCTTCCGCTTCATCGCAGACAAAAGTCGTAATGCCTTGAATGGATTTCAGTTTTGCTGTCTGGTTTCCGGAAGAAGTCTTGATACCCCGAAACATGATACGGCTCTTAGTCATCTTATTGACTATGTCCGTCTTTGTGGTCTTGAAATATTTCGTGGTACCGTCCAAATCTATCTTCTCCATCATTTCGGGGATGATAGACATACCGGCAGAAACCATCGTGTAACGGGTGTAAAGAATCTGATGAACTATTTTCTCTACGGGAGTCATTTCAAAAGTCAACCGCTCAATAAAGGTAGAAGCATTGAAAGACTTTCCCGAACCACGCCCACCGGTAATAAGAATTATAAATTTTTCCTTATCCTCGTATAATGGATGGTAAATTTCTTGAGGTACTATCATTTCAGCTTGTCTTTAATCCAAGAATCAATGTTGATGCCATGCTCTATGTCTGTTGGAATATATGCATCATCTTCAGCTCTTGGAGCCGGTCTATTCCATTGTTCGGGCTTACGGTTTTTGAGCCAGAAAATACCAGCTGTTGTATCAGGTGGTACTTCTTGGTCTAATTCCACAATCTCTACCCGTTCTTTCTCGCATCTGCGACCTTCTTCATCGAAAAACACATCTTTCACCTTAATAGCCTGTTGAACTTTTACCTTCATCCCCATAGCCTTACGATAAATCTTGCTTTCAATGGCAAAATCAATGGGCGCACGCCCATTTTTTAATGCTTTAGATAATTTAGGCAATTTACCTTTCAACACAGAGAAATGCGCTTCACTGTAGCCGATGTTTGCTGCGATTTGCTTATCGTCCAAACCATCACGTGCCCAACCCTCAATACGGATTAGGTTCTGTTCATCATCAAAATCAAACTTCGGCTTTGCCATACTTATTCAATCAGTTTTAAAACACCTTCCCCTTTAGCGAACTTATCATCTGTACTTATACCAAGCAGGTCACAAAAATCAGCCTTAGCTTCGTAGGAGGAGAACGAAAGCATTATGTAAGCTTCTTCATTGAGTTGGCGTTCCTTAGCCACTGCCTTAACCTGTTGCTTAACCTCTTTCATGTGAGCTTTCTTTTCTTCTTCTGTTCTATCAAGACGCTTTGATTCTTTCACCGGGGAAGATAGCAAATTATCTAAAGAATCAGACAATCTAATATCATCAATACCACTTATGGATAGAATATCATTAAGTTCAGCTTCACTCAAACCGACATCGGAGTAATCAATATCATTAATGTAATCAGCTATCAAATCAATATCTGGTTTAGTATTTCCCACGGCCATGTATGTAAGCTGTTCCTTCTCAGCCTTATCATCCAGATTTACGACCTCAACCTTAACATTGTAATCCGTGCTGGAAGTACCATCGTATTTATAATGCAAATCCATTGCTTTTATCCTGCGATGCCCGTCTATAAGATTTCCCGATTTCTCATTCCATACGATACCGCCGAGGAAACCCACTTTTTGCAAGTTCTTCTTTTGCAGTTTTACCCTCTCATCAGAATGCCTTTTAGGATTAATCGGATTCAGATTTATTTTGGAGCGCTTTATAATTCTTGTCTCACTTTGCTTTAGTTCTTTCATAATCGTATTCAAATAGTTTTCGTTCCACCAAAGGGTATTCATTTATAACTTTCTGCAAATCACCCGGAAATCTATTACGAAGAAAAAGAAGGTAGTTAATATCCGTTATGTCCGTTCCGGATGATTGATGCTTGGAATCGTATGATTCCGGTTTGATTAAACCAGCCCTGCTAATATAATCCATGACGTCTTTATTTTTGTATTCAGACAATGGATAACACTTCTTTTGCGCTTCATTAATTCCGTTCATGTCGTATGTACGTAGCATCAAACGCCTGTTCATTGAATCGGATTGCTTAAAGCCGAAGAAAGCCCACTCAATATTGTATTTCTCCCTTACTATATCTGTAAGCTGAGCCATGCTGTAAAGTTTCTGTTTCTCATTTTTCTCGCATCCCATATACCCAATGCGTCTATAGGAATAAACTGCAAAATGAGGAATCTGCACATACTTAACATTTGGATATTTATTACAAGCATAGTTTATATAACGGTTAATATGAGATAAGTCTTTAACAACGTACATATAAACGCATACAATTTCTTTAAAGTATGGTGAAATAAGGTCTAAAAGGGCTATACTGTCTTTACCCGATGCCGAGTGAAACAATATAACCCTGTCAGTCCTTTCGGCGATAGTTTTTATTATATCTATTGCCTTTTTCATCATCAAGCAATCCTACCACCTACCTTACGATTAATTCTCGCTCTTTGGGCTGCATTTCTACCCATAGATTGAAAACGACCAGCTTCATAGTCTTTTCGAGTGCGATATTTATTACCGCTCGCATCAGTTGCGTAAGTTTCTCCCATAATCTTAAATTTTAAATTAAACAATCTTTTTACCAATAAGTAAAGCCACCGAAGTGGCTTATATTATTTCAATCCATCATGATGAATAATCTCACAGATATGTAAATAATAGAACAATGGCACTTCTTCGGGCGGATTTTTCTTGAAATCTTCTAGCTGTTCATCGAAATCATGAAAATCAAATTCATCGTGCATGAACTTTATTCCTTCTTCTGTTATTTCGCCTATACCAATTTCATCAATGGCGACATCAAGTGTCCATGGTGCACCAGTACTATAAAAATGAATAGCTTCTATATCAGTCCTTAAAATAGGTTGACATTCTTGCTCGCGTCCAGCTTTTCTAAATTTCTCGTTTTCGTCAACTTGCGCAAAGTCCGTGAACATCTTCTCATATTTGGCGCTAAGCATACGTGTTTCTATGCTCTTTTTACCATTCAAAATATCTAAAGCGTTTTCTTTTGTCATTATGAGCGAATACGCTTCTATCTCTTGACCATTATAATTAATCTTCATATCACTATATCGTTATAAAATTTATACATAAAAGATAGTACCCCAAAGGTACTACCACAACCAAAGATAACGAAATATCTTCAATCGTTATACACGACAATTGGCTTATTGTCGTGAACTAAGCCATTTGTCCCGTCTTTCTCTACACGCCTCTAAGGTAGGCGCACAACAAGCAAAGAGTTCACCACTTTCAGTACGGTAATCGTACTGGTACATTCTCACTCTCTTTCTGCCTAACTTCGTTGCGTAGGTAGTGTAATTCTCTTTGCCGGGCTGGCATACGCTGCAACCGTTTACATTTATTGAGTTCATAATTCAAGTAATTGTTTCGTTTTATCCACGTCTACAAAACTCGTCCACCCTGCTTTATGCAGCTTTATAGCTGCCTCTCTGATTGTGATTTTGCCACTCTTGACACTTTCTTTCAAAGATTCTAATACATTCTTCATTCTTAATTCATTTTTACGTTCAATCTTTCTTCACTCGTATAAGCCACTACAAGCCCAGTTTCATCATGCTGTATGGTGATGTACTTTTCACCCCTCTCTATAGTAGAGAAGTCATAAGGGGTTACCATCTTACCCAATACCTTGCCCAGTTGCTTCATCAGTGGGGCTTCAGGGCTGATAACTAAAACTAAATCTGCTTTCATAATCGTGTATATTGTGGTAGCCATAAGGCTACCGGATTAGAACTCAACCAATATCAATCTTTCTAAAGAACCTGATGCTTTCACCCACATATGATTATGTCCGAAACCATAATCGAAAAACAGTTTAAAATAAGGGTATCTTACTATTAAAGAGTTCATACAGCCTCTTAACTCGTTTTCTGACATACAAGAAGTTATTTCATTGATAATTTGAACGAAAAGGTGTAAAACTTCTGGTTCATTATTCAATAACGGTTTTTCTATAACTGCTTTTAAAAATATATTTTCTTTCATATCCTTCTATATTGCGCAGGGCTTTCGCCCTGCTGGTTAAACTCAGTTTATTTCGTAATAAGGTTGCTCGCCTCTAATAACTCTCTTTGCATCTGCAATGCTATCATACAGCTTTGATTCGTCATTATCTATGATTACAAATTCTTGATGAAAGCCATCTTCAAACACTGTTATTATGTGACCTTTGTAACTTACTTCTCTGATGATATTCTTTGTTGTCATAATCGTATATCTTTTAATTGTTATTACTTCGTTTCTGATGATGCAAATGTAATGATTAAAATCATACATACAATAAATAAATATACTATTTGTATGATTATTATCATATATTAACAAAACAGCATAAGTATGATTATAATCTAAATATATTTTAATACAAATGACTATATTCAATCAAAACAAGCTGATTTAATTTGTTTATTCGATTTTTACCCCTATATTTGCATCTGATTAAAATCATACACACATGGAAGTAAAGACAATAATCAAGCAGAAAGGCTTCACAATGGAATCCGTTGCAAAAAAAATGGGTATAACAAGGGTTACACTTGCCCAAAACCTTAGTAGAAATCCAACAGTAGGAACATTACAGAAGATAGCAGATGTTATTGGATGCAAGGTTGGTGACTTCTTTGTTGATGATATGGATATAAAAGATGATGCCAACACCATCACCTGCCCCCACTGTGGAGGTAAAATACATTTTGACGGAGAACCACATATGCCGGAACACAAGAATATACGAGGGAAAGAATACTATAAATAAAAAAATATGGAACTAAAAGACTTTATAAAAGAAACACTTAGTCAAATAATAGATGCTGTTTCAGAAACACAAGAAAAATACAAAGATAAACATGTCCTAATTTGTCCCGATGATATTCAATCTGAAAAAGGAGAATATTATATTGACAATGAATCTCATTATGAATATTATAACCGAAAGACCAAAGTACAAAATATAGAGATGGACATAGCTATTTCCGTTACCGAAAAAGAAGGTAATAAATCAGGAATAGGAATCGCCAAAATTATAAATGTTGGTACTTCGTCAGAAAATGCAATACAAAATGAAAGTGTTAGTAAAATAAAGTTTTCCATTCCACTTGTTTTACCAACAAGTAATACAAGAGAGTATTACCAAAAATATGTGAAAGATTAAAAGTAAAGCCAGAGCATTAAACTCCGGCTTACTCATTGATAACCTCATTAAAAGCAATAAAAGCGCACCAAAATGATGCGCCTTCTGTTGTCAATTAGTTCTTGATTTTATATCAGAGCCTCACGGCTAGAATATCAGAATCTGACAGCTTCCATTCTTCTGAGAAGATTATTATATCTCTCTTGTATAAGAGCTCTTTGTTTATCGGAAGCTGTTACAATCTTTCCCTTATATTTCCGCATGACAGATTCATTCATGCCAATTTCCTTTGCAAACTTACTGGCATTTATGAAAGGAAATGCCTCGAAGAATCCGCTTAAATCATATATGTAATCAACAGAATACCCAGACTTATACCACACAGGAAAGTCTCCATGTTTTTCTTTATAATATTCGGCCTGCTCCTCAAGTACGGACATAAAATCATCTTTCGCTTCCTGCTCTGTAAGCCCAAAACCGTACGCTCCGTTCACATCCTCCGAATATACGGAAATACCCCCATCATTCGCCTTTTCGATAATTGCCTTAATCTTCTTCATAATCGTGTATTTTAAATTCGTCAATTAAAGCACCCACCGAAGTGGGTGCAGTCCTTTCACTTCTTTAACCCTGCCTTTTTCAACATACTGTCAAGAGTACCATTGGGTATCTCTTGAGACTGATGTCTGCCAACAGGAATAAAGTAGTCAAAGTCGGGATGAACATATTTATAATGTTTCTTTCCCTTTTTGATTGTCCAGCCAGCTGATTCAATCAATTTGTAAAACTCTGAATACTTCATAAAATCAAAGAACATTTTTAATTGACACTACAAAAGTAACATATTTGTTACAATAAAACAAGCAAAGATGAAGAAAGAAATAACATATTTGTTACTTTTAACACCGTGTACACATAACAAAAGCCGGAGCACTAAACTCCGGCTCATTAATTGATTAGCCCTTTGATTCTTAACCGATTTACGATTTCGGTATAAAGATACTCTATATCCCCGCTGAAATCCCCATAGTTCTGATAGAGAAACACGACATCAGCGCAGTTGTCGGAAATTGTACTCTTGGACTGAACCCCAAGTACCCTTGACATCTCTTCGCGTAACCCAGCTGTCATTTTCCCACCGGCAAGCGAACTTGGAGAAAACAGGTACAGGATAATGAAGATGAACTTCTTCCGCTGGGTAACACTGTCAATATTCGGTGGACATCCTCTCTCATTCAGCAACTCAACGAATATTTTGTAGATTTCATGGATAAGGCTTTTGTCTTTCAAAATTGGGGTGGTCAAGGCGTTTTCTTCCTCTGAAAGTTCTGATTTCTCAATTCTAATCTTTTTAAGGCGAATTATTTTGTTAAAATCCAGTTCCATAACACGATTATTTTAAAAGTAAATAGTATATTTGCATCATAATCGTGTAAGGAAGAGCTGATTCATGGTCGTGCGTGGGTTGGCTCTTTTTCATTTTTCCCCATTCGTGCTGACGAATGGTTTCTTTTCCAAATCATAGCAAGTGATATATACCCGTTTCCCATTAACATCACATAGAGCAAGGGCATATCCTTTCTCTAGTATTTTAACCGGCTGATTGTCGCAATAGACAGTACTTCCAACCGGAACTCTTATAAAATGACGTACTATCATTTGATTATCTTTAGCTTGTTATACCAGCGTGAAGAGAAAGGGAACCACCCGATTAGGAATGATTCCCCGAAAATAGTTACTTTATATAGTTTGCTCATGGCTATTTCTTTTTCAAATTAGACATCACACATTTAATCACTTCATAAATGAAAATAGCAAGAAAAATAGTAGTCCATGGATATTGGTTTATCAGTTCATAAAAATCTCTCATAGTTTTACCTCCTTCCACTCACTTTCTATAATCACATGTTCACACTTATTACACCTATGCAAATAAGTTGGGAATGGTGCCGTTGTATAGTCCTCAACAGCTATTTCTATACTGCCACATTCCGGACATTCTATCTTTACCTCTTTGATACCGGGATAATCCCAAAAGGATAATTTGCCTTTCACGTCCTTAATTGGATTTTCGTAGAGAATAGGGTTAGCTAGTACCCAGTTATAAACTCCTTTCTCTGCCCAGATGGAAGGATGGTTTTGTACACAGTCTATTATCTCGACGCTTCCGATTATGGAGCCTGTACAAAAACTAAAATCTTTCCACTCTTTGTTTTCCGGTAATGCCAATAACTGCTCATTGGTAAGTATTGAATCATAGAAATTATCATAATTCAAAGGTTTACCGCTTGAATGAATCAGTACCCTCTGCCCTAAGTATTTCTTAGGGCAGCTCCAAGTACGGTTCTCAATGTCTTTAATACCATGGACTATCAAAGAGGCCCACGGCTGTTTTATGGTTATTGCTTTCATTTTTTATTGTTGTTCTTTAATATATCATCGAAAGACGGAATAGGAAGCCATGCCAACACGATACTGTTTCCGTGAGTCCATATTCCCTTTATATCTAAATTGTTGCTTCTACGAAACGTTTCTTTTTGAATATATGGTACGCCATAACCCATTGTCAAAACGAAGATTTTTTGTTCTTCTTCCGGCAACCTTTCTTTAACGTTAATCCAAGGCGATTGCTTTGACTGCCACTCTGCACCACATTGAAAATCTTCCATACTATCAGCATGACGTGAAACGTAGGTATCCGCGTCAACTTCTTTCAGAACGTCTTTTCTGAACTTCGTTTTATTAGTAGCATAATCGTATGCTACTTCTTCTACTGTCTGTTTCATATCTCTCCTTTCCACCTATCCTAGCAGCATATACATTGCTACTAGGAATAGATAATAAATTGTTGTTTTACTCATTACTATTTTGTTTTGAATTAAAGTACAAAGCATTTCACCTTGTAAAACAATCTACCTGGTGAACTCATGGCATAAACGTCTCCGTTGGCAAATTCAATTTTATTGCCTGTGCAGTTGATTATTCTATTATCTTCACTCTCCAATTTAAGAACCTCTTCTTTTGTCATATTTCATCCTCCTCTATTTCAAGTAAGACATTAAGTTCCACACTATCCGTAAATCCATCATCAGGATATACAGTTTCTTTTTCTACATATTCAATCCCGTGAACACGTATAAATTTAGCGTTCTCTTCATCCCAGTTTGATTCTGTTCTATCTGTGAGCATAAATACATTGGCTGATTTAGGCATTTTTTTAAGCTTTTCTATAAGCTCTCCAACAGTTAATGTTTTCATAATTTTATTCCTTTTTAATTTAATATTAATCATCTTCAACGAAAGTGTTAGTCGTGTTTATCACACCAGCAGAATCAACGCTCTTACCATCCCGGATAAACACTTTTTCTCGCATTAACTCTTCATAGTCATATCGTGACATTCCGATTACACACACACGACCATCAACATACAATTTACATTTCATTAATTCAGTTTCTTCTATCGGACCGATAACATCTATTTGAATTGTTCTTTTATTCATAATTCATTCCTTTCTAAATTAATTATTAGTTAATTGGCAGTTTCATAAAACACATCCACATAGTCTTTCCATGTCTTCCAGTAGTATGGCCGAAGAGTGGTTGCCGATTGATGGCACTCAATACTTCCCTAACTGTTATCTGATCCTCATTCCATTTGAAAATCAGAACTCCGTAGTCATCCAGAACACGAAAGCATTCATCAATTCCCTTTTTTATCACCCTTGGCCAATCTTCAGGAAGTTTACCATACTTCTTGGCTAACCAACTATTTTTGCCAACCTTTAGCAAATGGGGTGGATCAAACACTACCAGTTTAAAGGATTTATCCAAAAACGGCATATCGGTAAAGTCCGATACGATGTCTGGGTGGACTTTCAGATTCCGCCCATCACAAAGAATGTATTCTTCGTCCCTAATGTCAGCAAACAAAGCCAAAGGGTTTTTTTTGTCAAACCAAAACATTCTACTGCCACAACAGGCATCTAATATAAGTTTTCCATTTTCCATTAAGCTATTTCTTTTGATTTCTTCAATCTCAACTTTCTCAATACTTTGCAAAGTGCTTCAGTATTTTTTCTCGCTTGTGTAACCTCCACCGCATTCCCGATAAATTTCTTTTGGTCAGCTTGTGTGCCTATTAAAACATAATCTTCAGGGAATCCCATAATCTTTTTGAGTTCCGGAATGCGAAGCATCCGCATTTTAATATCCACTATGCCATACAGTGCCATGAACTCCTTTATCTTCACGGTCATAGGACTATCATTGTTGTAGATTTCAATCGCTACCTGACCGCTTTCTGTTGCTACCAGATAAGGCGGCATCTTATCCATGCGGGCTATTAATGTGAAGCAGGGGCTATCAACAGAGCCGCCAGCACTGTTGAACTGTGGATTCATCAGATAGTGCCATTTCCTGTTTGCGGTAATGGTCTGGGAGGGTTCCTCTATACTGCTACCTACATTTGAGAATGCAGTATTCATTATCCACGGCTTGTAGATACTAATTGAAAAGTGCGCTGTATTCTAATTGAAAAGAGCTCCATCCATAACTTGTTACAAAATTACTATA